TTTGATCCAGGAAATCTGACAACAGGTTCATCCACAACGATAGACAAAGATAGTGACTTTGTTCTTTTCTACGATGCAAGTGAACCTGGGTTGGTAAAGACGAAGAGAGTCAGTCCAAAGCAATTCATCCTTGATAGCGATGCTCTGTTTGCTAGTAAGACCACGGACTACCTACAGAAAACGAAGAGTGCAACCACTATTGACTACGAGATTGTCACCTCTGCAATTGAGCAGAGTGGAGTCGGTCTTGTGGTTGCGGCAGAGGCATTCGACTACATCAGCCTCAACACCGTAAAAAGTCTGAACGGTCTGACGGGAGATGTGACCGTCGTTGGAAGCATCAACGGCTGCACGGGTGCGTTCACGATCACGGGCACGGTGAACGAGGTGGTCGTGTCCGCAGGCATCAACTGCCGAAACATCATCATCGGTCTGCCCGACAATGTGACCATCCCCTACATCAGCGGCACGGGTGCCACCTTCACAGGAACTGTGAATGCGAACCTGTTCATCGGCTCCGTTGACGGAGGAACCTTCTAAATAGAGGTACTTCGATATGCCCAAGGAAAGCACGATCCAACTGTACAACTCGTCGGTCACGGGAAACTCCCCTTCCTCGGGAGACCTGTCGCTCGGCGAACTCGCCATCAACACATCCGACGAGAAGGTGTTCTTCAAGAACCTCGGCGGAACGGTCCTGTCGCTGTCACAGAGCAAGGACCTTTCAGGTGCGTTTGCGCACAACAACGAAGTCGTATCGTCAATCAACGGTGCCACGGGAGCAGTCACCGATGTAGCCAAGACGAACACGACACAGACCTTCACAGGATTGCAGAGGTTCTCCAACGGCATCTCGGCTGCGGGTGCCACCTTCGATGCGGGAAGCACGGTGAGGCTCTCCACGCTAGCCTCGCACCCGCAGGTGGACATCGGAGGAGGCTTCTACTCGGGAGGAAACATCTCGGGTGAGGCGGTCAACAATGTCTACTTCGTGGCGGGACAGGGAGGAAGCGGCGACTTCCCCACCAAGCCCTACATCGCCTTTAGCAATAACAGCACCGACCTTGGTGCAGACATCACATTTCAGACTCTCGGCGGCGACATCAAGTTCACGGCGAACACCGACATCGACATCGTCGCATCGGACGGCAATGTGAACATCTCAAGTGCGAGTGGCGGCATCGTCATCGATCCCGTGACCTTCGTCAACATTGCGGGTGGTGTCCTCTATGTCGATGACACGAACAACAGGGTCGGCATCAACGACACGACTCCGAGCATGGCTCTCTGCGTCAACGGAGGCATCTCGGGCAACTCCGTGATCATCGCCGCAGGTGCCACCTTCAACTCCCGTGCAAACTTTGCAGCGGGACTGACCACGGCGAACCTGTTCGTCTCGGGTGGAGCAACCTTCGGTGCTGCGGTCAGCATCACGGGTGCCCTCGCCGCAACAGGAGCGACATTCACTTACAACATGAGCCTCGGAACGGACAAGAATTTGCTGAAGGATGCCACCTTCAAGGACTTCGGCGAGGTGTTCGGGTATCAGGTCCGCAAGGAGATCAACGATGGCAAGACCAGCACCAGATATTATGTCGATCTGTCGAGGGGCAACACCTTCTACCTAAACCTATATGGAAGCGACAACTCGGGAATACTCGGGGGATATGCGCCTAGCGATAATCTGCCTTCCATCAAAGTTCCATCGACCGCATGGGCGACGGTCACCACGACCGTGGGTCTGACGGGTGCCACGGCATCGACTTTCAACCAAGGCGGAACCATTGCGGCGGGACAGTTCCTCTTCGGACCTGGCATCACTAGCACGGGATGCACCGCCGTCTCATACAACTCGGGCACGGGGGCCATCGTACTCAGCAAGGCTGCACAAGCCACGGTCACCAGCGCATACACCGCCTTCGTGCGGAACAACGGCGAGGGATTCGGCATGGATGCGAGTCCAAAGACCTCGGTGGCATCAACATTCCCTCCCGCTCGGGTTCACTCGTTCACTCTCATCGTGGGTGCAACCGCATCGGCATCGATCACATGGCAGACGGGAGCAACCCACTACGGTCAGATCAAATGGCCTTCGGGAACGGCACCGACGCTCACCACGACGAGTGGAAAGTTCGATGTCTTCTCATTCCTCTCCTACGACTATGGTACGACTTGGCTCGCCTTCAACGCAGGACAAAACTTCTAATGGGAATGCTCGGTGTAACAGGTCGTGTGGCTCTGACGAAGAACGGTGTCGCCGCAGTAGATGTTACTCCTGCCGCTGTGAATTGGACGGGAACATTGGGTTGTGATGATATTTCTCCATGTGCAGACTATACTGAAGAACAAATACTGAGTATCAACCAAGCAATTACCCTAACCTTTACAGTTACATCGACATCAGGAACTCCACCTACTGTTTTTTACAGAAAAGCATCGACACCCACATCCTCTACGGGCGAGTATTGCGATAGCAGCAATCAATACGGTGGTACACCTACACCAGAAGGTAGAACTACTGGTGGTTTTTCAACTCTTTACAACGGATCTTCTTTGGTCGTTTCTTCTTTGTCTGTGTCTTCAGGAGACTATCTTGCATTCTTTGGATTTGGGAATGCGCCTCCATTTCCGCCTGCTGTACATAGTGTAACAATACGAATAAATAATCAAAGTGACTCAAATGCTGTTCTTGACACGATTATTGTTCAGCAAATGTAACAATACAGAAAAATGAATTACGCAGAACTTTACAACCTCGAAATCGTTGAAATCCACGAAGAACTTCCCCGAGCATGGCGCAACATTTCGGGACTCTGCAACTACCCCGATGACGAACTTGCGGATCTCGGTTGGTCGGGCAACGGCGGGTGCGCCTTCTATCCCGTGGTCGAGGGTTCGCAGCCTTCCTACGACCCCAAGACGCAGACCATCTCGTATGAGGACACGGTCGATGCGAACGCCAAGGTAGTGAACAGGACTTGGTCTGCGGTGTTGTACTCGCAGGATCAGATCGACGCTGAGTGGGCGAGAGTCCGCAGCCGCCGCAACTCACATCTCAAGGCTTGCGACTTCACACAACTCGCTGACGCTCCCCTGACGGTGCAGGAGAAGTCGGATTGGACTGCATACCGCCAAGCCCTCCGTGACCTACCACAGAACACCGTGAACCCCTTCGATGTCACATGGCCGACACAACCGAATCCGTGACATCGGCTTCTTCTACCCCTCGGCATCCCACACGGGCTACAACGAGGTCAAGAGCAGGAGAAGGTTCGCTGTACTCGACGGGATCCCCGATCTAGGGGCATCGACCCTCCTCGACATCGGCTCGGGTCCATGCAACCTTCTCGGTTGGCTGAAGGACAACGGACACGAAACACACTACGAGGCTGTGGACATCCGTGAGGATTCCCTGCGCCTGTGCCCGTGTTCGCCCACGCACACGCACACGGGCGTGCCCACCCGCCCACGCACGGGCGCACGGGCGTGGGACATCGTCTGTCTCTTCGGGACCGTGACCTTCAACATCGGATCGGATCAGGAGGCGAACAGGAAGACGATGAGGGAACTCCTCATGGTCGCCCTTTTCCTCCACCCTAAACACATCGTCTTCACGGCGATCCGAAGCGACCGACTCGACGGGATCAACGCCATTCAATTGGTGGGATACGACAGGGAGGGAATCGAAGAACTCATATCCATGCTCTCGCCCGATTCATGGGAGATCCATGAGGACCCCGATCCGCTTGAGTGGATCGTGAGGTGTTCCTTTACCACCCGATAAATATCGCCATGCCCCTGTTCAAGGTACGCCGCACAGCCAAACCGAATGTCATTCCCGCAGGTCTGACCTACGGCGAGATGGCGGTCAACATCGCCGACAGGCTTCTCTATGTCGGCGGTACGGCGGGTGAGTCGGTTCTGATCTCGGGATCGGGTGGCTCTGAAACCACTTGGAGCAGGGCTGACGCAACGCTAGCGACGGACATAGAGGGAGTCCCCGCAGGAACCACCTTCGCAGCAGGGACCACCGCCATCGAAATCCTTGAGCAGATCCTCTACCCATATCAACCCGTGTCCTTCTCGTCATTCTCCACGGGACTCAACGCCACCTACGAGTTGGGTCAGACGGCAGGAAACGGAGCGGGAACGGTCACATGGGCGACGGGCGGTCCCGACGAGAATTGGGTCAGCGGGAGCCTGTACATCTACTACTCGGGATTCGCCTCGGGCAATCTCGTATCGGGCGGCAGTCCAACGGCAGACACGGCGAGCGTCACATACCCCGCCTTCCGCTCCACGAACATCGCAGCGAACACCCTCACACTAGGGATCTCGGGACAGCAGGATGAGGGAACCAACCCTCTCACTAGATCACAGACAAGGCGTTGGTGGTCGAGGCTTTATTGGGGCAAGTCAACCGATCCCGCCTCAACCAATCCGTTGATCTTGACTAATGGGAACACCTCCCTCCTTGAATCGACGGGAAGTGGAACGGCAGGAACAGCGACCACGGCAAGCGGGGGATACTTCTATGTCTTCATCCACGATGACTACGACATCACCAAGATGACCCTTGCGGGATTCGATGTCGCCTTGGAGCCGAACTACACCGCATCCGTGATGAACAGCCACGGGTTCTCAACGACATACAAGATCTACCGAACGACAAACCAACTGAATGATGCCCTCAGCATCATCGTGACCTATTCGTACTGACCTCAATGCCTATCACGGGAACAGTTCCACTCACAGGCAAGATCGCTCCAACGAGCGACCTAGACACCTATCCCGTAACCGATCCACAGTACGGTCTCGGTGGACTAAGGTCCGTCAGCACCACCGCAGACAGGGACAACATCTCGTACCAACGCCGTGAACAGGGCATGATGGTCTATGTTCAAGGCAATCAGAACTTCTATGCCTTGGTGGGCGGTACGAGCAACTCGGATTGGGTGCTGTTCACCCCCTCGGGTCTAGGACCACAGGGACCCACGGGACCAACGGGGTCAGCGGGTCCGCAGATCCTCCTCATCGACTCGTTCTCCACGACGGTGGAGCAGACGATACCGAAGGGATCAACAAACCACAGCCTCTCCTCGGAGACGATCACGGTCTCCTATGCGGGTGGAGTCGTGCCAACCACGGGAGGCATCTACCTCACCGATCCGACCAAGGGATCGGGGTTCCCCGTCTACTTCTCGACAGCGTCGATGGACTCCATCACATTCTCGGGTCAGACATTGACGGGGACTGTCGGGGACACCATCACGATCAGGCTCGTCGTGACGGGATCGTCGGGTTCATGGGACTACTACGACTATCCGATCACGGTGTCCAACTACCTCCGATGGGGAACGACGGGAGCGTCGAGCCTCACAGGGACGCAGGTTCACACCGTCTTGACGAACTACGCCTTGAGCGAATCCTTGAGTCAGGAGTTCAAACTCCAAGTCTCGGCTGGTTCGTACCTGTACTGGGCACATCCGTCAAGACTTGGCGTTTCCGTCCAAAGCATAAATAACGCAAGTTACGGTGGCATGGGGCTCCAAGGTCAGATGATGATCGGAGGAACCCCCGAGGTGAGTTCTACCAACCCCGAGGGATTCTCGGACCAGTACTTCGTGTACAGGTCGGAGAACATGATGGGTGCGGGGACCCTGTTCGTGAAGACGGCAGCGAGGTAAGGAAAAGGAATCATAGATGCCTATTGACATCGCAGCAATTCTCAAGCAGCAGGGACGCAATGACCGCCTTGGTAGCGGTGCGGCGAACTTCTTCCACCTGATCGACGCAGCCGACATCGACTTCAGGGTCGATGCTATCATCGGATTGGGCTCATCTGCGGGTCCCGTGGATGACCCTGGTTCGATTGTCACCGCATTCGGAACCAAGTATGTCATCGCCGACACCGCAATTTGGGAAGGTGACCTTTCTCAAGATGTGGTTACCGACTACGCAAACGGCGACATCATCGAACGCCGCACGGGGGTGTGGGGGCTTCATCTTGATGTCTCCCGAGCGCAGACGAACGAGGGAACTCTTGTCTACAACAAGTACGACAACAAGTTCTACTACTACGACGGCACGGTTTGGAAGGAACTCGGCACAGGATCCGTAACAGGCGCAGCGGGTGAGACTTGGTCCGTTCAGTTCAAGGCTGCGAATGGTTCCTTCACGGGCAACTCGGGTCTGCTGTTCAACAACACGACCCGAAGGCTCGTACTCGGCTCGGATGTCCTTCTTCAGTTCGGTGATGGCACCACCCAATCGACCGCTAGGAACTTCTTCGGAACCACGGGAACGACCTCCACGCTCTATCCGATGGGGTTCTCGGGTGCAGGACATACGGGCGATAGGCTTCTCGTTGCGACGGGACCTGCAAACGACCCGCTCAGGAACTACATCCGATTCGGAAACGCTTGGTTTCAGACGGGTGTCGCAGGTGTCGGACAAGGCATCCAAGGAACGGCGGGTGCCGCAGGTGCGACGGGCGCAACGGGTGCCACGGGTGCCACGGGCGCAACAGGCATCACGGGCGCAAGCCTTACGAGTGTGTCCGTTGATCAATCCACAGGCATGCTCCGTGCTGCGTACCTGTTCAATGGCAATACGAGTTCCCTGTTCGACATCGGATATGTCCGAGGCAACACGGGATCTACGGGTCCCACGGGTCAGGGCATCACGGGAGTCTCGCTCTCGGGCAACGACCTCGTAGCACAGTATCTCTTTGCAGATGGAACCACCTCGGAATTCATCATCGGAAATGTCCGTGGTGCAACGGGTGGAACGGGTGCCACGGGTGCGACGGGCGTAGGACTCACGGGAGTCTCGCTCTCAGGCAACGATCTCGTAGCGCAATACCTGTTCGCAAACGGCACGACTTCCGAGTTCATCATCGGAAATGTCCGTGGCGGAACGGGTGCGGTCGGTGCGACGGGCGCAACGGGTGCGACGGGTGCAGGTGTCACGGGATTCCGTGTAAACGCCTTGGATGGAACCCTCCGTGCGGTGTTCATCAATCCGAATGGAACCACGGGCGACCTCAATCTTGGGTCTGTCCGAGGTACCACGGGCGTGACGGGTCAGGCTACGGGTATCAGGTATACCTACTCTACGGTCCTGTTCAACTCAAATTACGGCATCCATGCAAATGCAGGTGGAACGGGTGTCTACATCTCCAAGATCGACAACTCGGGCGTAAACCAAAGCGGATTCATCGAAACATGGGATGACTCGACCAATACCGTCAAGGGTACTCTCATCGTTCAGCCGCAGTATGCGTACCACGGATCAGAAGGGGCAGCACCTGGTCCTACGGCACAGATTGTCTTCTCCGTGACCTCGGTCAGGGAATACAGCAATCTAGTCTACGAACTCGGAGGAACCCTTCTATCAGGAACGGCAGGATCTAGTTTTGCTGCCCTGTATACGCCAATCGTAGCCAACTTCTCTCGGGCAGGTGACCGTGGTAGCACGGGAAATGTCAATCTTGCCACGGCTACCTTTGAGACGAACACGGGAATCACCCACACCGCCGTTTCGGTCAACACCTCCCTCTCACGGTTGGCGAGGAAGGTGATGTTCCTCCAAGATGACGGCTCGCTCACATTCGACTATCTGTTCTATCCCGACATCTTCAACGCCGAGGAGTTCCAATTTGCGATCCTGTCGTTCAGCAGGTCATCTTCGTTCTCAACGACGCAGTTGATGAGCGGCACGAACATAAATGTCGGAACGGTTTCGGGAGCAACCTTCACGGCGACCTACAGGTATGGACCGCCGACCACCGCAAACATCTTCGTGGAGCCTGCCGACGAAGGATCAGGGTTCCCGATCTTCTTCCCGACCGCCGCCATGAACACCTTGGCGGGAACCCTGCACAGCGCAACCATCTCGGGAACGGGAGGCGAAAACCGCAGCACCACCATCAAACTGAGTGCCACAGGAAACGATGCAAACAGCACGGTTCGCAACGACATCGAAGACATCACGATCAACTTCCGAAACCACTTCCTCTATGGTCTGACCACCGCTGCCATGATCACGGGAGGTGCCACGGGCATCGGCATGACCGCTAATTGGTGGAACCGTGACCATGTCTCAACCAAACCTGTCGCCGAGACCATCCTCGGATGGAGCGCATCGGTCACGCAGTCCACCTACGGCACACCCGAGGGCTACTACCTCTACATCGCATACCCGTCGAGGCTCCAAGATGACGCTTCGTTCTTCGATGATCCCGTCATCGCCCCGATCAAGTTGAACGGTGCTGCGGTGGTCGGAGGAATGTGCCTACAGGGATTCGGTGCCGCAGCCGATGCGAAGGGTCTCAGCACGATCACCTACACCAACAGCCGTGGGTGGTCCGAGCCGTACAAGGTCATGCGAACGGACAACACCTTCACCACCGATGTGTTCACCTTTGAGTTCCTCCCCTCCTGAGTAAGACATGCCCGTAGAAGTACCCTCCAACATGGTGCAGATCGGAAGGTCGGTTCGTGTCGAGCAAGGCTCGCCGTCGAACTTCTACCACCTGTCCCATGTCATGGATACCGACATCTCCGTGAAGGGGATACTTGGGACGGGCTACATCACATCGTCCCCGACCAATCCGTCAGTCGGAGACAAGTACATCATCGTCGCAGGTTCTCCCATAAGCATCTCGGGATCGGATAACAACGACATTCTTGAATGGAACGGAAGCGCATGGACTCTCTTCCTTGATGTGAGCAACACGCTCACCAACTTCGGGATGGTCTACGACAGGAACACGAAGAGGGTCTACCAATACGACAGCACCGAGGGTTGGAGAACCCTGATCGTGTCGAAGTCCACCATCGACGGCGGCACCTTCCCCTAAATACAAGCAAGGAACCATAGATGTCCTCAGTCTTCAATCCCCCACCCAATCCATCTGACGGCGAGTCATACACCTTCGGAAACCTCGTATGGAACTACGAGGCAGACAACGGCGTTTGGAACATCGCAAGCGGAACCATCATTGGAAGCGTGGGTCCAACGGGACCTGCGGGTACAAACGGAACCAATGGAACCAACGGAGCGGATGGAGTCACGGGTGCGACGGGCGCAACGGGTGCGACGGGCGGCTTCCTCGGATTCCTCTATACATTCCGACACCCGAGTCAGGCTACCTTCTCGACGGGCAGTCTTCCCGCTGATGGTACCATCGGATTCGCCAGCAGTACCGTTGGCAGCAACACGCTGTTCATCCCCGATACCGATGCAAACGGTGCCACCAACGGCACCGCAATCGGCAGGTTTGATGATTCAAACGACAACAGTAGCAGGGGAACGATCTACATCAGAAGGGCATTCTCTCTCACGGGAGAATCGATCTTCACTCAAGGTAGTGCAAACCTGACCAATACCTTGAGTGGAAACAGGGCTGTCAAGAGTTTCGGCGGAAACCTCGACACGGCACTTGCGGACCTACCTCCCGATGGCACATTGGTTTCGATCATCCATCAACGCACGGGAAATAGAGGTTCCAACGGTACCAATGGTGCTGCGGGTGCCACGGGAGCGGGTGCTACGGCATTCTTCATAGATGCAAACGGCGTTCTCTACCACACCTTTATCAATCAAGGTGCGTCTACTCCTCCTATTGCAGGTCAGACGGGACAAGTCACTCTCGGCTACATCCGAGGAGCCACGGGTCCTGTGGGCGGAACCACCCAACAGGTGCTGTTCGTTGATGCTGCCATCCCATACGGAGCATCGGGCAACAACAACCTCAGGTTCGACGGCACGGCTCTGACATTCGGTGCGGACACTTCCGCAAGGATGACGATCACGGGCGACAACCTTCGCCTTGGATATAAAATGGAGGTGCATGACGGCATCTTCACGACACCCGCCGAGCGTTCCCCGTATCAGGATCTCGGCTCCATCGCCACGCTGACGATCAACGCCACGGGAGGAAGCATCCAACGATACAAGGTGACTCCTCAGGCGAACTTCAAGGTCACCGCAGGAAGCGGATGGCATCCCGACAGCACGGTCACCGAGACCATCGCCGTGATCATCCAAACCACGAACGGAATCACGGGTGAGTTCGATGCAAGCGTACTCACGGAGAGAGGCAGCAGGAAGCCTGTCCTCCTCGGAGTCACGGGCGGCATCGACATCATCAGCCTGATGCGAATCAAGACCACTAGCGGAGGGTTGACGATGGGATTCCAAATCGCCAACGGTATGACCGCCGCAAACTTCTCCATTGACTGACGAAAGGTACTCTGCACCATGGGCTTTGCTTGGCACAAGTTGATTCCCCGTCCGATTGAAGAGACCCTTCAATGCCTCGACTACTGCTGCTGCGATGCATCCTGTACGGTGACGGTTTGCCCTGAAATAGATTTTCAACCCGTATACGATCAAAATGGAAATCTGATTTGCGTGGACGGTCACCAACCGAGCATTGCCCCGAACGGATGCTGCGAGAGAACCGTCACATACCTAGACTGCGGTTGGACTTTTCAAAATGGTGAATGGGTAGCGACAACAGCATGTAGGAATGCCACCATAAAGGTCTCCTGCCAATGTGTTGGCAACTACCCTATTGTCGATGATCCGAACGATCCGCCCCGTTCCTTCCCAAATGCTCCGCTCACGATGCGGATCAACCTGCCCTCGCCATCGGGTTCTCCGTATCCATGCCTCCGTGTCAACGATCCAGACTACACCTCCAAGACGGGATGCGATCCAAACGAATCGGTCGATGAGTTTCCGAGGAGGTACTACAACACTCCTTCCCAAGCGGCAGGACTCACATCCTTTGGATACACGAAACTCTGCACTAGGATCAACACCTACAGCATCCCCGATAGGACGATGATCTTCTCGGGAAGGAACAAGTACCGCTACTCGGGCTTTCTCACAGCCGAATCTGTCAGCCAAGGGTGCTTTATCCCGAGCATCATCGACAATCCAGGAGCAAGCGGTCTCAGTCAGATGGAAGGATCGCTCTCCCGAGTGTTCCCTCTTCCCGACTCGGTGCTTGCGAACAACCTGTGGGGTGGCTTCAAGGCTGCCGCTTCACCCACGGAAGGAGACGATCCGACCTGCTATCCGAGCGTCTGCTACGGATCGGGTTGCTACGCCGTGCAAGAGAACGACCTCACGGGACACTATCTGTCGGGGCTCACGACAGGCATGGGATACTTCTCATTCGCATGCTTCAACCCACATGCACAAGTCAATCTTGATACTGGCTCTTTGCAGGTTGGACTGCCGACATGCTCTCTCTACAGCATGGTTTGGGCGGTGTACGACGCAGTATGGCGTTCTTATAGGTCTGATTCTAGTGTTTCCGAACAAGATTTGGTGACTTCCTATCCTACGACATTTGGTGCCGTTAGAACCCGATTGAACACCCTGCTGAACACCGATCCCTCGGGAATGGTGAACGGGGTGTCGAATGTTGCGATCCAACTTGAGGCTTTCTCCGACAGGATTCAGTCATTTGCGGAAGAGACATTTGGAAGCCCTTTTGATTTCAAGGTTTTTGAAGAACCGCAGGTATTCCTGTGGGATCGTGCCGCCTACATCGCAGCAGATCCACCAAACAAGTGGAAGCACCTCTACATCGTAGGTAGCGCAAACATCCTCATGGACACGGGATGCACATCGACAAACGGATGGAAGGGCTTCAGAGCCGTTCTTGATGAAGTGACCCACGACAGGGTCCACGGATCCACCCACTCAGCAATGATGGTCGGATTCATGGGATGCAACAACAATTTAGGTTCGCAACAACTGATCGTCCCCGTCGATCTAGGCTGTGCGTTGATTGCAGGTGGAGTCAATCCAATTGACGGATTCTGCCAACTGTGTGCGACGAGCGGTGATCCGTACATCATGGACTACACACAGGACTGCGTACCGTATCCCATGAGTGGCGGTGGAGTGCAGTCATATCCCGACCGCTACAACACCTTCTGCACCTGCTGCACCTGATTGTTGGCTCGATTTTACCGCTTCACGGCTTACCGAAGGGTCGGTTGAGGTCGATATCCCTACATACACCGCATATCAGGAGAGCAGTTCAATGAGCGATTTTGTCGGTCTCCCCACACTCTATCAGCAGTTCATCCACCTCAGCCGTTACAGCAGGTGGTTGCCCGAGAAGGGCAGGAGGGAAACATGGGAGGAGACCGTCGATAGGTACTTCGACTTCTTCGACGGACACCTGATGGAGTACCACAAGTACGCCTTGCCGCAGGAGATCCGAGAGGAACTCCGACAGGCGGTCTTGAACCTTGAGGTCATGCCATCGATGCGCTGCCTGATGACGGCAGGTGAAGCCCTGCGCCGTGACAACATCGCAGGATACAACTGCTCCTACGCCCACATCAACCGTGTCCGTGCGTTCGATGAGATCCTCTATGTCCTCATGTGCGGCACGGGTGTGGGGTTCAGCGTCGAACGGCAGTTCGTGGACAAGTTGCCCACAATCGCCGAGGAGTTCTCCGACACGGACACCACCATCGTGGTCGCCGACAGCAAGCAGGGTTGGGCAAAGGCTTTCCGTGAGTTGATCAGCCTCCTCCTCGTCGGTCAGGTGCCGAAGTGGGACCTCTCCAAGGTCCGTCCTGCGGGTGCCCGTCTCAAGACCTTCGGCGGCAGGGCAAGCGGTCCTCGTCCGCTGAACGACCTGTTTCAGTTCACGGTGGAGACCTTCAAGAAGGCGGCGGGACGCAAGTTGACCTCGCTTGAGTGCCACGACATCGTGTGCAAGACTGCGGAGATCGTGGTCGTGGGCGGCGTTCGTCGCTCTGCCCTGATCAGCCTCTCCAACCTCACCGACGAGCGCATGCGTGATGCGAAGAGCGGTGCGTGGTGGGAAGCCAATCCCCAACGGGCACTTGCGAACAACAGCGTTGCGTACAAGGAGAAGCCCGAGATCGGCACCTTCATGGAGGAGTGGGTCAGCCTCTACAAGTCGAAGTCGGGTGAGCGTGGTGTCTTCAACCGCCAAGCGGCGCAGAAGACCGTAGCCAAGTTGGGAGACCGACGAAACCCGCAGCATGAGTTCGGCACGAATCCATGCTCGGAGATCATCCTCCGTGACCGTGAGTTCTGCAACCTCAGCGAAATCATCGTGAGGGAGTCGGACGATATGGAGGACCTTCGCAGGAAGACCCGCCTCGCCACGATCCTCGGGACCATGCAGTCCACCTTGGTGAACTTCCAATACATCTCGTCGGAGTGGCGCAGGAACTGCGAGGAAGAGCGTCTTCTCGGGGTGAGCCTCACGGGCATCCTCGACAATCCGATGCTCTACGACTACGACACGGACACCCTGATGCAGCGTCAGGAAGAACTCAGGAAGATCGCCTACGAGACGAATCTTGAGTGGTCCCGCACCATCGGGATCAATCCCTCGGCTGCGATCACCTGCATCAAGCCATCGGGGACCGTCTCGCAGTTGACCGACGCAGCATCGGGAATCCACCCCCGCCATGCGCCGTACTACATCCGCACCGTCCGAGCGGACAACAAGGACCCCCTGTGCGTGATGATGAAGGAACTCGGTTTCCCCCATGAAGCCGATGTGATGAAGCCCGATCATACCACGGTCTTCTCCTTCCCCATGAAGTCGCCCGAGGATGCCGTGTTCCGCAAGGACATGACCGCCATCGAACACCTCAACCTTTGGCTGACCTATCAGCGTCATTGGTGCGAACACAAGCCCTCCATCACGGTCACCGTCAAGGAGAGCGAGTGGATGGATGTCGGTGCCTTCGTCTACAAGCACTTCGATGAGATCAGCGGCATCTCGTTCCTCCCGTTCTCCGACCACTCGTACCGACAGGCACCGTATCAGGACTGCACCAAGGAGGAGTACGAGGCGTTGCTTGGCAAGATGCCGAAGAGCGTCGATTGGCTGACCCTCTCCTCCTACGAGAAGGAAGACAACACGGTTGGCAATCAGACCTTCGCATGCTCGGGCGACAAGTGCGAGATCGTTGACCTCACGGCGACAGGCTAAATAAGAGGATGGAGGTCTTCTTTATGATGACGGTGATCAACTGCGTCTTTTGGATCGCTCTGATCCTCTACATTGGTTTCGACACCAATGCGGTATATCAGTACCTGAAGAAACTGCCGAGCCTCAACTTCATCACGCATGTGGTGGACTACGAGAAGGAACAGCAGAACCGCAATTGGCAGATGTCGTATTCCCTGTACATGCAGTTGAACCACGGGGGCTTCCTGATGAGCCTCCTCACCTGTAGGTACTGCGTGGGGATTTGGCTCTCCATCATCGCAGCCCTCGTCACTCGGGAGTACATGATGATGCCGATCATGTTCTTCATGTCACAGTTGGTCTACAACCTGTTCCGTGCCTCGGACAAGTTTCTTACAGAAATGGGAGATAGGGATGTCGGCTGAGAACGAGATCATCTTCAACAGCATCGAAGAGTTGTTCAACCACATCATGTCCCGTGGCGGTGCAACTCCAGTTGACCACGGAGCAGTCGGGACATTCGTGTCCATGATGAAGAACTACACCAATCCGAATGGATGCTCCTGCAAGAAGACCAAGGCTGTTCGGGCGAACATCCTGTCGGCTGCGAGGTCCTTCAACTCCTTGTTGGGACAGCACCTTGTGAATGTCCGAGCCCTATTCGACGGCAAGGCAGTCATCCTGCGTGAAGAGAACCAAGAGATCGCCCGTTTCTGACCAAAAAATAGATACCACATGGGAGGCACCATGTGGAACTACAGGGTCGTTCGCAAGAGCATGAAGGTTGGGGACAGGCACCATACCTTCTACGGGGTCCACGAAGTCTACTACGACGATAAGGGACAGCCCACAGGGGTCACCGAGAACTCCGTGGAACTCTACGGGGACAACCCGACCGAGATGCTGCGCTCGTTGGGGACAATGGCTGAGGCGTTCACGAAGCAAATCCTCGACTACGAGGAACTTACACGCAGGGAGAACACCACAGCGTCCCTTGAGGACCTGATGAGCCTCAAGGACATCACCTTTCTCCACGACGAGAACGAACACAGGGTGAGCAAGAAGGCATATGACAAGGCGATCAGGGACACGGAGAAAGAGCGTGTTCTCTCGGAAATCATCTACTCCAATGAATGCGAGGGAAAGTCGGTCGAAGAAGTCATGCACTTCTCAACCATCCTCATGCGTCAGGTCGGGAAGTGACTCCCTAAATAAGGGAAGAAAGGAGAGTCTCACATGGAAGCAATCAAGGATTTCTTTGGTGGCATCGGTTGGGTCATCGTCGCCTTCGTGGCGGGTGCGTTCCTCGGCGCACCCCTTTGGTCTTGGATCAAGACCAAGTTGCCTTGGAACAAGTAACCGCAACCTTTCGTGATGGATGAATCGTGATCAAGTTCAAGAAGATACGCTGGAAGAACTTCCTCTCCACAGGGAACATCTACAGCGAAATGCAGTTGGACAAGACCGAGACCACCTTGGTCCTCGGTGAGAACGGAGCAGGGAAGTCCACTTTGTTGGACGCTTCCTGCTTCGTTCTTTTCAACAAGCCCTACCGCTCCGTCAACCTCCCGCAGTTGGTCTCCTCGGTCAACGAGAAGGACTGCGTGGTGGAGATCCACTTCACGGACGGATCCAAGGACTACAAGGTTATCCGTGGACAGTCCCCGAAGGTCTTTGAGATATGGTCGGACGGTAAGTTGATCGACCAAGACTCCAAGGCGAGGGACTATCAGAGGATGCTTGAGGACACGATCCTCGGCATGAACTACAAGTCCTTCTGTCAGGTCGTGATCCTCGGGTCAGCCAACTACATCCCGTTCATGCGCTTACCCGCAGCCGAGCGGAGGTCCGTGGTGGAGTCGATCCTCGACATCGGCGTGTTCTCCACTATGAACACCCAACTCAAGGAGCGGATCAGCACCAACAAGGAGGAGTTGCAGCATGCGGAGTCAGCCGTCTCGGTGTCCCGTGAGCGTGTGTCCCTGCTCAGGAGGATGGTTGAGGAGGAGAAGAAGCGTCAGGAACATGACGATGCTTGGGAAGCGGAGCAGGTAGCCAAGGCGAACGAGGAGATCCGCATCCTGAGGGAGCAGTCGGCTGAATGCTCCAAGGAGATGTCGCAACTCATGGACTCCATCAAGGACGAGGATGCGGCGAGGAACACAAGGAACAGGTTCAGGGAGATCCACTCGCAGTTGACCAAGCGTGTCTCCAATTTGGGCAAGGAGATCGCATTCTACGAGTCGAACGACACCTGCCCCACCTGCACACAGAGGATCGACCAAGAGTTCAAGGGTTCAGCCGTAGCCAAGGCGAAGTCTAGGACCGACGAGATGACGAAGGCTCTCTCCGAGGTCGAGGGACACATCGCCTCCACGGAGGAGCGGCTTGAGGAGATCTCGGAAGTCCTCTCCCGTGTGCGTGTGCTGAACACGGAGATCATGCGGAAGAACAACGAGATCTCTGCGGTCGAGCGTCAGATCGGCAGCATCGGCAGGAAGCCCACCGTGGAAAGCACCGTGGAGAAGGACCTATCGGATGCCTTGGTCTCCGAGGAGGAGGCACTCGACGGCAAGCGTGAGTTGGTGGAGGAGCAGCACTACCTGTCGTTGGCGGCGACTCTCTTGAAGGACAGCGGGATCAAGAGCCGCATCATCAAGAACTACATCCCCGTCATCAACGACACGATCAACAAGTACCTCACCAAGATGAACTTTTTCGTTGCGTTCCACCTTGACGAGGAGTTCAACGAGACCATCAAGTCGAGGCACCGAGACGAGTTCACCTACGCATCCTTCAGCGAGGGCGAGAAGAAGAAGATCGACCTCGCACTCCTGTTCGCTTGGAGGAGGATCGCAGCGATGAAGAACAGCATCACCACGAACCTCCTGATCCTTGACGAGATCCTCGACGGAAGCCTTGACGATCAGGGCACGGATGCCTTCCTAGACATCGTCGGTGGGCTCGACAAGGACACGAACACATTCGTCATCAGCCACAAGCCGAAGGAGATCCTTCAGGACAAGTTCGACAGGACGGTGCAGTTCGTGAAGCGTGGGAACTTCAGCAGGATGGCTTGATCATTCCGAGATCAATCGGAGATTCTGACCCAACGATGGGTTCGGGATCACGATGCCCGAGACTGCGCTGGCGTATTGGTCACGCAGGTTCTTCTGCGGCGTAGCCGTGAACAGGACGGAGGTCTCGGGGATCATCAGGCTCTTCGTGTCGCAGTACGGGATCCACGGCGCAAGACCGATCTCGCCCTGCCCCATCGGGAGCATGATGATGGGGTTCTTGATCTCGTAGGACCTGATGTTGCGGTTGTTGTACACGATGTGGGTGATGTCGCACTCGGCGATGATTTCCTCACCCGAGGTGAGGCGGAAGAGACTGATGTTCATGCTGTAGTTCGGTCAGGTGATTCCACCTGCGCTCCAATAGGGTGTCTTCTGTCGTTCCTTGGCTATCTGCTTCCTAGAGGGGGAGAGGTTCCTCGCATCCCTGTAGGACGGCTTCTTGGCTGTCTCGGGCTTGCCTGTGCGGAGGTCGAGGGTGGCGGTCACATGACCCCCGCCCCCACGGGCGACTGCCGTTGACCACTCCCGCACGAACTCGCCGAATGTCTGCATGGGTGTATTTAGACCTGCACGGACTCGGCGTAGATCTCCCTGATCAGGGTCTTCAGTCGGACGGGGTCCATCACTCCCTGCATGCCGTCGATCTCGTCGCATATGAGGGTGAGGGTGTCCTTGCTCATGTCAACCGCCGACTTCTCGACCTCCTCCTGCTTCCTGTCGGTTTGGTCCACGACCGTCACCGAGTGGACAGGTGCCTCGTTGAGCCTGTCGAGGAGGTTGTCGAACATGATCGGTCGCTTCTTGGCGTTCACGACCATGCGGACGAAGGTGTTGGCGTATGGCTTGCAGTTGAAGATACCGTAGTCGTTCTGCGAGTCATCGTATTCGATCTGATAGAACATCGACTTCGGGTTCTCCACGAATTCCATGACCTGCGTGTCAGGGTCGAACACATGGAATCCCTTGCGCTCTCCGAGGTCGCCGAATGTCATCTGATACTGCGTACCGAGGTAGTGGATGTTGCCCTTGCTGTGGCGGCAATGGAAGTGACCGCTGTAGACCGCTTGGAATCGGGCGAGTGCCCTCGGGTCCATGCCCTCATGGCACTCGACACCACGGAGGACCTCGTAGCCGCTGATCTCAAAGTGCCCCATGAGGATCCCCACGGGAGCGTTCTGTATGAAATTCAGGCAGGACTCTGCGTTGTCCTTGGTGACCCATGGGATGATGCCCACGGGAAGGGTGTCGAGATACAGCATCGTCGGGCTCTCATGGATGACGATGTTGGGGTACAGGTTGAACAGTTCCACCACGGAGTTGAGTCGGTTGGTGTTCTTGTAGAACACATCATGGTTGCCGAGGGTGATGTCCATCTGAACATCCATGTCCCGCAGCCTGTCGAGGAACCGTGACCGCACCTGACCCAAGGTGTAGAAGTTCACGAACTTCCGCTTGTCGAGGAAGTCGCCGAGGTGGACGATCTGCCTGATCCCATGCCGTTCGATGTACGGGAAGAACACATCCTCAAAGAAGCCGAGGGCGTGATCTAGGAAGATGGGACTGTCGTTCCGAGCCCCGAAGTGGGTGTCGTTGATGACTGCGATCATTTGTCTTCCATGACATCGTCCAAGCGGGGCTTGCTCTTCTGCCTTCTCTGCCTACGGCTCTTCTTCGGCTTGAGAGCCTCGGCGTTAGTCTCAGGAGGAAGGAAGTCGCTGAAGGGATTGGTATCGCCCTCGGCATAGTCCTTTGCCTTCTCCTCCATCCAATTACGGAACCTTCCCGTGGGATCGTTCTGCTCAAAGACCCGCATCTTCACATACATCTGCTTCTTCTCCCGTTGGATGCGACGGAGGAAGGCGTAGTAGATGATCTGCGTGAAGAAGGCGAAGGGGTTGCTGCTCTTCTTGGGATCGAAGTTGGCTGCGTACATGACGCAGTTCTCGACGGAATCGCAGATCATCTCCTCCCGATAGGTGTAGTTGGCGAAGTTGGGCTTCTTCGCTAGGTTGTTGGCGATGTCGAGGAAACATTGCCCGATGTAGTCGTTGACTCCAGGCGGCTTATCCCCTCGCTTCTTCGCCTTGAGAGCGACCTTGCGGTAGGCAGACAGTTCTTTGAGGAACCGTCCGTTGTCTATGTAATGGTTCTGAGCCTTCTTCGGCTTGTCGCTCATCCTTGAGTACTCCACCTAGCGTGAAGTAGTTATCGCCTCGGGATGAGCAAACCATAAGGTGATAAAAGAGAAAAAGAAGGATACGGTTTGCACCCTTCGTTTGCTATCTTTTCCCCTACTAGTTTTACTAGGTACCTAGTCTCTGGTAACTGTTTTACCATCTTGGTAAGTGTTTCTTGAG